GTCAGTCAAATTGTCCTATTAAGGGAGCACTCCGACACCGTTGGTAGAGGGTGGTTGACATCCCAGCGGGATCCTCTACTTTCCAGTCCCAAGAGCCCCTCGGAAAGCATGGTTGCCCGGTACCTTTCGAAGCTCAATTTCCAGAGTCATTAGCTCTTAGTGTCAGCAAAGCTTTTCAAGCTTTATCGTGTTAACTTGTTCACCATCCATTTAATCTTACATATTTATTATCTCTATCTTTAAGACTTATCAAATTAAAATCATTCCCTTCTCGTAGAAAAGAACTACTATTATACCAATCAACGTATCCGATTTTGTATGATTTGGCATTGTCATCACGAATTGATAACTCAGTTGACTGTGTTAATCTGTATGCTGGTATACCTACAATACTCAGTTTATCACTGTTACTCATCACTGTTCGCATATCACCAGGAATGAAATTTGGAGCAATTTGTTTCAATGATATATTCTGATTCAAATACGTTTCATAATCGTTAAGATTACCATCTTTGTATGCTAGGAGTTTGAAACATATTAACATCCTTTTTCTCTGTTCACAATTCATTTTACTGACCGTTAAGTTTCGAGCAATCATATCGTAGTTGATGTTGTTCGTGTTCAACCCAGTGTCATGCTTAGTTAGAATGTCCAGTATCGATCGCCTCAGTAATGTATAACCGATATTAGGAATATAGTGACCAGAGCCACTTACCACATATGATATTATTGACATTATCAAGCCGTTGACGTTACGCTGTCCTTCTCTAGCAACACCGTCAATTAATGAAGTCACATCTGGATACGGTTGATTATAATATTCATTTCTGCTTATCAAAACATTCTGATATGGTATAGTTCCAATCTTATAAGAAATCGCTTCCTCAAGTGGAGTTCTCTCCAAATGAGCTAACAACTCCTTCAAAGAACTTTTACTCAGTACATCCATGTTGGTCTTTCCTCACAATTTTAAATAC